AGGGTTTGCCACTCGTTTTTGAGTGGCAAACTCGCGTAAGCTTGCGTCGTTTCCGATTACGCGAGTTTTCACGGATGGCGACGAAGCGGCGGCGCGGGTCTACCTGGCACTACACGATACGGCGCGCAGGGGTGTTGCCCAAGCCGGTCTATGTGAGTTTTGACGATGAGGCCGAGGGCGACGAATACGTGCGCCGGCTGGAGGCGCTGCTGGCGCGCGGAGTGGTGCCGGAAGAGTTCGGCACGAAACCCTCGGCGACGAACCTGTTGAGCGATGCGCTGACGCGATACAAGAGCGCGCAGCACATTTCCGCCGACGACACGGCGTTGCTCGACGTGGTGGAGCTGAGGCTGCCGCGCAAGTTGGCGCTGCCGGGCCTCACGTTCACTTGGGCTCAGGCGTGGGTGACGGCGATGAAGCGCGAGCAGANCCTGGCGCCGAGCACAATCCGCCACTACGTCGGAGCGCTGGCCCGCGCGCTGGACTGGTTGGCCGCGAAGGGCGACATACCGATGAACCCGCTGCGGCTGCTGCGCAAGGGGTATTCGACGTACACGCCGGACGACGTGACGCAGGTGGCGCTGGTGGAGGGCGAGGCGAAGGGCGACGACGAGCGCGATCGCCGACTGGAGGCGGCCGAGGAACCGGCGATCCGTGCGGTGCTGGCCGGCGCCAAGGCGGAAGGGCGGCAGCGGGCACTGGAGCTTCGGCACGGGCCGGCGTTGGTGTTGCTGTTCGACATGGCGCTGGAATCGGCCATGCGTATGAGCGAGATGTACACGCTCACCGTCGCCCAGATCGACCTGGAGCGGCGAACGATCTTCCTCGACAAGACCAAGAATGGCGACAAGCGGCAGGTGCCGATCACCACGGTGTTGCGCAAGCTGCTCAAGGTCTACCTGCACGACCGTGCGCCTGACGAGCAGGTGTTCCCGTGGTGGAGTGGCGAGCGGACACGCGCCGAGTTGCGGCGCTGCACGGCTCAGCTATCGCGGCAGTTCGCGCGGATCTTCGAGGCGGCCGAGTGCAACGGGCTGCACTTCCATGACCTGCGGCACGAAGCCACGGCGCGCATCTATGAGCGCACGCGGCTCACGGACATGCAGATTGCGAAGATCACCGGGCACAAGAATCTGGCTTCGCTGAGGCGCTATGCGAACCTCCGCGGGACGAACCTAGCCGAGGGGATGTGGTAAGGGCAGTGCGAGCCTTCCACAGCGATTCCAGCACGCTGAGCAACGATGCAGCGCAGTGTTGCGGTTCTTCCCGCAGCATCGGGTAATCCTCGCCCTCGGCCAAGGCCAGCGCCATAAGATGCACATGGCGGCTGGCTGGGCAGGTATTCATGGGGAAGTCGCGCGCGCGATCGACGCGGCGGCGAAGGTTTTGCAGTTCTCGGCTTGCCTTCACGGCCTGTCGCACCTGGATTCGTAGCGGCTCAGGTCCGGCAGCACCTGACGCGGCCTCGCCTGTCGACTCTTGATAGGGGCGGCGGTGCTGCGGCCCTTGGCGCCTTGTTGCTTGCGGCGCTGCTCGGCCTGCTCGCGGGCGTGCTGGGCGATGTAGGCGAGCACGTCGACGCGCAGCAGCACGGTGCGTTTCTGGTTGATCTGCAGGGCGGGCAGCGCGCCGGTGTCGATGATCTGCTCCACGGCTTCCACACCGCAGCGCATGAGGGCGGCGGCGCCTTTCACGTCCAGGGTTTCGGTGGTGTCGATGGCGGGGCGGTTCATGCGGCGATCCGTTCCGGTTCGCGGGCCGGTTCGAGGTTGGCGCGGGCAAGGGCCGCGAGCGGCGGCGGGCTGACGCTATTGCCGACCATGCGCACGGCGGCGCTGATGGTGAGTGGCTTGCCGCTGGCGGTGCGGTCGATGATGTAGTCGGCCGGGAAGCCCTGGGCGCGGTACAGCTCGCGCGGCTTGAGCATACGCAGGCCGATGTCGACGATCACATAGGGCGTGCCATGCAGAGTGACGGTAACCAGCGCGAGGCGGTCGCGGGTGGTCACGGTATCGAGCGGCGCGCGCATGTCGCGGGGCTGTCCGTTGCCGTAGTAGTTGACGAGCAGCGCAGCCACACGCAGCGCGCCGGCTTCGTGCTCCGGGCTGAGGGTGCATTCCACGACGCCGAAGCGCGCAGCGCCGCCCAGTGCGGTCTGCATCGGCTCGCGTGGATCGGNGCCCTTGGCGTTCTGGCCGAAGGCCGTAAGGTGCGCCGTCACGATCCGCTGCTGGCTGCCGGTGGTGCTGATCGTGCTCACCGGCTCATCGGCGCCGCGCGCGCGGGCCGGGTTGCCGTGCTCGCCGCCGCCGTGGGCTTGTTCGAGGAAGGCGGTGAGGATGCCCATGGCGTGGGCCGCGCCAGCCGGACGCGCCGCGCCTGCGCCGCTGGTGATGGTAGGCATGGGGTCGGTGGCGGCGGCGCCGGTGCTGTCGCCGCGAAACTTGACCAGGTGCGCGGCGGCCAGCGCGTGCTTCACGCCGCCGCCCACGGCCGTGCCGAGTGGCTGCTGCAGATCCAGCGAGCGCGGCGACTGGCCGGCGCGTTCGCCGTACCCGGTCTGCACCAGCGTCGGCGCCACCACCGCATGGCTGCCTCCCTTCGGCCACCCCGTCACCGTGCCCAGCGGCTCGGAAGTGCTCGCCACTCCGTTCGCCGAAGCATTCGCGCACTGCACGATGAACGGCGAGGCCGCGCCGATCACGTAGCGCTGCACGCCCTTCGCGATCCGGCGCAGCGTGGCGTCGGCCAGCGGCTTTTTGCGGGTGAAGATCGACGGGCAGGTGATGCTCCAGTCGATACAGTCGGCGGCGGTGATGTAGGGCTGCGCGAGGCCCGGGCCATGCGTCGGCTCCGGCCAGCGGATGGGCTCGCCGTCGCGGCGCGCAATCAGGAACAGCCGTTCGCGGCTGGTGCCGGCGCCGTAGTCGCAGGCTTTCAGCAGGCGCCATTCCACCACGTAGCCCAGCGCGCGCAGCACGGCCACGAACTTGCGCCACGTCTCGCCCATGCGGCGCTTGTCCGGCACCAGGAACTGGTTGCGCACCGGCACCTGCTCGCCCGGGCCGGCGATGCGGTTGATCAGCAACACCTTGCCGCCGCGCTTGACCACGTGGCCGGTTTCCGGGTGGATCAGCGGCACCATATCCAGCGTGACCACGCGGCCGGTGGCCTTGTCGCGCTTCGCCACCAACGGGCACCAGCCGAGAATCTGGCGGACGTTCTCCAGGCTGATGATGCGCGGGGCCAGCCCGCGGCGCGCGAGCGTGCCGGCGACCTTGGGCACCACCCAGCTGAGCGAGCGCGTGGCGCGGTCGCGCGGCTGGCCGCCCTTGGCCTGGCTGAAATGCGTGCAGTCCGGACTGGCGTGATACCAGCCCACCGGTCGCCCTGCGACCTCGCGCAAGATGTCCACCGTCCACACGTCGGCCTCCATGTGCCGGGTGAAGGGGTGGTTGGCGGCATGCATGCCGAGCGCGTCGTGGTCGTGGTTCACGGCCACGTCCGGGTCGCGGCCAAGTGCCTGGCGTAGCGCCTCGCTGGCACCGCCGCCACCAGCGAAGAAATCCACCACGATTTCGTCTGGGCGCAAGGCACTGACGAGCGGCTTGTGGGCGAAGTTGAAGCCGTGTTGGCGGGAGCCGTCAGCCATGGGNAATAGCCTTCGCCATGCCGGNTTGGTTGGCGGCATGCATGCCGATCACGCCGCGGTCGTGATTCACGGACATGTTGACATCGAAGCTATTCAGCATCGCGTGGATGCGATCGAGGCATTGATCAGCGGCAGAAAGCGCGCCCGGGCAGTTGAAGTCGCTGGCCACCTTGAATGCAGCGCCCTTGGCGGCGACGTGCATGTCGACGTAGCAATACCAGCCGCCATCGTCCATCTGGCTGAGCCGTGGCCGGCCATGCCTGGCAAGAAGCGAAAGAGTGGTTTCGAGGTCACACATGGTTTACTCGCACGGTGAGGCGCCGGCCGCTGAGGCTGTGATGGAAGCGGCGGCGCGAATGGGTCATTGCCGCCAACCAGGGGCGGCGGCGCAGGAAGCGTTGTTGCAGGCGCCAACTGTTGGCGTGGGCAAAGTGGCCCTGGTAGCTGGCCCAGGTGGCGTCAAGCTGCTGGAAATCCTCGGGCGTGCCGCGGAAGCCGCCGCGCGCGGCGTGGGCGGCATGCCAGGCCTGCAGGCGTTCCTCGGCGTGATGCACCACGCGCTTGCGCACGCGGGTATGGGTGGGGAACACCACGTAGCCGAGGAAGTCGATGCCGGCGGACAGCGGCCGCAGGCGCACGTCGTCTTTCAGCTTGAGGCGCAGGCGGTCGGCGAGGAACTGTTCGATCTGGTGTTGCCAGCGCTCCAGCTGGGCGCGGTCGTGGTGCACCAACACGAAGTCATCGACGAAGCGCAGGTAGCGCTTGGCCTTGAGCACGTGCTTGACGAATTGGTCGAGCACGTCGAGGTAGACGTTGGCGAGGAACTGGCTGGGGAGGTTCCCGATGGGCAGGCCGCAGCCGGCGGGCGCGTTCTCCAGCCGCTTGTGGAGCGGCACGCGGGCGTGTTCCTCGCGGGTGCAGCGGTAGAGGATGCCCTGCGCGTGCACGGATTGGCGCAGCAGGGTGTGCGTGGTGCGCAGCGCGATGGGCGACAGGCCGGCGCGGATGAGCCGCGGCTTGAGCATGGCCCACAGCGTTGGCCGGTGGATGCTGGGAAAGAAGTTCGCCACGTCGAGCTGCAGATACCAGCCATTGCCCTGGCCGCTGTGCACCTGGTGCACGAACTGGCGCAGCCGCGCCACGGCCTTGTGCGTGCCCTTGCCGCGGCGGTTGGAATAGGAGNCGTGGATGAACGTGGGCTCGTAGATGGCGTCGAGCTGGGGCACCAGCCAGTGGTGCACCACGCGGTCGGCGAAGTCCGGCGCATGGATCTCGCGCGCCTTGGGTCGCTGAGCGACGAAGCATGTGGTGGGTCTCGGCTGCCACGTGCCGGCGTTCAATTGCTGCTGAGTCTCCAGCAGGCGGTCCATCCAGTGCAGTTCGAACGCCAGCTGGTTCTCACTGGGTTTCTTGTTGCGCCGTGCCGCGCGCCAGGCGTCGTAGAGCGCGCGCACGGATACCTTTTCACCCTGACACTCACCGGCGCGCGCGACGAACCGACACGGCCGCGCGAAGGCCTTGTTGTTGCGGTTGTCGTTGTTCAGGTTGCCGTTGTTGCCGTTGACCTGCCAGAAGGCAGCGGGCACACCCGCGTCCCCACGCACTTGCGACCTGGCCGAACATCCCTGNGGGTAGCGCGGCTTCGTCATGGATTGGCCTCACGCATCGAGGCGGCGTAGGTACTCAGTGTCTTGGCACGCTGCCGGGGCGCTTGCGCCGCGGCATTCTGGCCTTGAGGGTGAAACTGCCGGTGCCATGCACCGACCTGTCTGCCGAGGTCGTGGGCCGTGACCATCAGGCCCTCGAACTGGCCGAAGCTGGCGAACTGTCGAAGCCGCTGCCCCGCCTGCATGGTGGCCTTCAACCTGTCCACCGCATCGCGCAGCTGCGTGAGTAGCTGAGCGCGCTCCACTGGGCGCCGCGCGGCGGCATCGGCCGTGAGGAGAACGTCGAACGCGGCATTGCGGAGCCGCGCACCGAAGGTGTGGCGGTGGCGGCGGGCGAACCGCGTCACCGCTTCCTCGATGTCGCAGGCGAGCCGCTCGGCGAGCTTGACGACGGGTGGAAGGTTGAAGGCCATCAGGGGGTGCTCAGTGGGACAAAGGGCCGATCACTGACCGGCGCGCGCGACGAACCGACACGGCCGCGCGAAGGCCTCGTAGCTGCGGTCGCCGCTGTCCAGGTTGCCGTCGAGGCCGCGGACCTGCCAGAAGGCAGCGGGCACACCCGCGTCGTCCTTGGACCAGGCGCAGGGCGTGCAGGTCCATTCCCAGCCGTTGCTGCGGGACTTGAGCGGTTCGAACAGCGCGGGGTTGTAGCGCGACAGGTCGCGGATGGATTCGCGCTCTTCGACGGTGGGCGTACGCCAATCGGCGAAGCCGCCCAGGCGCAGCCCGGTGACATGCTTCTCCAGCGCGTCGTAGTCCATCGACTGCTCGCTTTCATACACGGGCCACATCAGGCCAGTCTTGTGGTCGGTGACGAGCTCGGCGCCGTGCCTGATGGTGAGGCTGAACCGTTCGGATGCGCCGACTGCAGGCGCGATCCTCTCGGCCGTGGCCAGCACCGCGGGCGGCAACTCGCTGCCGGGCGCCAGGTGCAGGTGCAGCGTCTTGGTGCGGATGTTCAAGGTGGGTTGCATGGTCAATCCTCGTTGGGCAGGTTATGAGTGGCGCGATCCGCCTTGCGCAGCAGGCGCTGGCGGCAGAGTTCGGCGTGGCGCACGGCGCGATCGATGGTGCGGATGCACTCGCGCAGGTCGTTGAGCACGGCGAGGTCAAGCCGGCCGTGTTCTGCGTTGAGCACGGCTTTCTCGATGTGCGACTTGGCGTTCACCGCGCTCGCGGCCGCCAGCGTGGCGAGCTGGGCACGGCGGTGGAGTTGCTCAGGCGTGTTGCGCGGGATGTTCATGCCACGGCCTCGCGCATGGCGGCGCTGGCGTAGGCGGCGCTGGTTTGCTGCAGATCCTCAAGGATCAGGCGCCAGCCGAAGCCCTCGCGGTTGCGGTAACGGTTGATGATCTGCGCGGGCGAGCTGCGAACCACGCTGGTGGCCAACGGGTGCGCGGCCGGAAGAAACCAGAGACAACCGTCGTCGGTGTGCCACAACAGATACACGGCATTGCCGTGGCCGTTGCGCACGCGCGCGCCAAGCGTGACGGCGGTGACGGTGAGGTTGCCGGCCAGGTGGCCGATGGGGCGCAAGGTGGTCATGGATGGCTCGCGGAGGGAAAGTTGCCGGGATTGCCCACCCGGCCGGGGAGGCACGACGCTCTCAGGGGGTGAAGGTGCCCAGCACCAGGCTGCAGGCGGTGCTGAGCTTGTCGGCCAGCGCGGCGCGGAAGTCGGCGGCGATGGCTTCTTCGACGGCTTCGGCCTGCTGCATGCGCAGCACCAGCACCAGCTTGTCGGCGCCTGTGGAAACGCCGAGACGCAGGCGGAACTCGCGGCCGGGCAGGCCCTCATAAGGCGCGCAGCGGAACACCAGGCCGCTGGGCAGCGTGTGCGCGCTCTTGGCGTCCACGCTTTCCATGGTGCTGCGGGTGGCGCCGAAGTCGCGGTCGTCGTGCGTGCTGCTGCGGGCTTCGTCGATGGTGATGCTGCGCACGGCGGCGAGCACGCTGGGGATGCGGCGCGTGGTGTCGGGCTCGCCGGCGGTCATGGGNACGATGGCGTCGCGCCAGTCTTCGATGAAGTCGTGCAGGCTGCGCTGGTCGTGGGCCTTGGCCAGCGCAGCGCGCAGCGCGGCGTAGGCGGCGGTGGGCTTGAGCTTGAGGCTGGCGGTATGGTCGGCATGGCCGGCATGCTCGCCGTCGCCGAGGTTGAAGAACACGGCGCATGCCATGTTGGCGGGGTCGATGAAACCCTGCGGCTGGCCCTGCGCTAGGCCGTTTTCGTGGGNGCGCGTGACGTAGCCGGCGAAGTCGGCGAGCGCGTTGCTGGTGTACTTGCCGCGGTAGCGGCTGCGGCCGGGCTGCAGGTGCTCGATGGATTCGATGTGCTGCGTGCCGTCGCGGTTGGTGAGGATGACGGCGGGCGTATCAGTGTCGAGGCGGTTGGCCTCCTCGGCTTCGACGGCGAGGCGGCTGAGGGTGACGATGGCGGACTGATCCATGGTGGGCGGTTTCCGGAGGTGGTGGTGTATGGCTGCGGTAGCCGGCGCCCTCAATCTCGGCAGCGCCGGCCTTGTGCTTCCTCCCGCCTGTAGCCGTGTTGGCGGGTCGTCGTCGTGGCGGGGCCAGAGAACACAGGCAACCGGCTAAAGCTCATGCGGATTGCGCCTGTGCACGCATCCGCCGGTATGGCTCTCCCTTCGCGGCCCCTATCTCGGGTGCGTCCGGTGAATCAGGTGGTGATCAGGTTTCGGCGGCAGCGTTGCCGGCCGTGGCCTTGAACATGTCCGGCTGCGATTCCGGGAACAGGCTGAGCACGCCGCCGGTGCCGACGTGCAGCGGGGTCTTGGTGGTGGCCTCTTCGCTCGCCTTGCCCTTGTTGGTGGGCTTGATGAACTTGATGGCGTGCGTGCAGGTGACCTGGCTGCTGTCGCCGATGCGCTCCAGATCCAGCGTGATGGTGACCTTACCTTTCTTGCCGGTGGTGGTGACGCCCAGCGCCACGTCGCGCATGGCGGCGTCCAGGCGTTGGGCGAAGATGCCGGCGTCGAGGTCGTGGAACAGCTGGGCTATGTCGGTGGTCTTGCTCATGGGTGGCTCCGGTGGTGGCGCGCTGCGCCGGTGGTGAGGGGTGACCGATCAGCGCCTTGCGCGGGGCGGCTCTCGCCGGGCCTGCGCGTCCAGGGGAGGAAACACGGGCAAGGCGCTGGTCGGTGCCGCCTGGTGGCCGAGGCGGCGGCAGTGGCAGGTCTGGGCGGCGGAACACGGCTGATGGTGGAAAGCCGCCGCAACGCGGTTGGCCGCTTGGCCTGCTGCCGGGGTTTTCGCGGTGAAGCTGCCGCGGGCACTGGCCGGCTGATCCCACCAGCGGGCGGCTGGCGCGCAGATGCTCATGCGGCGGCCCGCGAGACGTCGCCGTCGATGGCGGCGATGCAGGCGCGCAGGCCTTCGCGCTCGGCGGCCTCACCGGCCAGCGCGGCATAGGCGGACTGGTCGATGTAGTCGTCGATGTGCAGCTTGCCGCCGGNGGAGCGCGCCATCTTGAGCAGGGCCATGAACTGCCAGCCCTGCACCTCGCTGAGCGCGCAGCCGTACATGGCGTTGAAGGCGTGCACGGCGCGGGCCATGCTGCGTTCGCCCTGGGCGTGGTCGCGCGCGGCGGCACGCTGGTCGATGGCGGCGGCGGCGTTGGCGAGGATGTCGGGNGCGCTGTTGGGCAGCGCAAAGTCCATGCGGTTGGCGTGCATGTCAGTCGTCCAGGTCGGGATGGGTGGGTGCCGCGTGCTGGTAGCTGCTGGCGACAAGGTCGCGATGGCGCTCCAGCAGCCGCGGTTCTGGCACGTCGGGTTCGCTGGTTCGCGGATCACCGCGCAGCCAGTTGGCGAGTTCCTCGCGCAGGGAGGTGCTGCCGTCGAGGTCGGGGCACCAGGTGGTCATGCCGCCACCCCTTCGCGCGGCGCACCTGGCTCAGTTCGCTGGCCAGTTTGTGTTCGCCGTGCATGTCGAGCTCATTGGCCGCGCGCTGCAGCACGGTGTGGGCGTGCAGGGGGTGCTTGGTGTTCATGCCGACAGCCCTGCGCTGAGCCATACGTAGGCGCCGAGCAGGCCGGCCGCGGCGGTGCACACCACGATGTAGGCGAGCAGCCATGCCCACCACCAGCGGCCGAGCACGGTGCGCAATTCGGTGAAACGGTCGGGCTCGGGCCATGCTTGGGCGGTGGCTTCGCACAAGTCGGTGCGCAGCTGGGCAACATGCAGGCTGCGCGCGGGGCGCAGCGGCGTAACTGCGTTCATGCGCGGGGCTCCGAGTAGATGGGGGCGGGAACGGTGGCGGGCATGCCGTGCATGCGATCAACGGCCTCCAGCGCCTTCTCGGCGGTGGGGTAGAGG